TTTGGCTAAAAAATTTAGGCCATTTTAGGAGAAAAAAGAGTAAAAATACGATTTCGTCACCAATTGGTCACCACTTTATTTTAGAAAAGAGAAACGCGGTCTCTCAGTTAATGAGAAACCGCGTTATATCAACATTTTTATTATGCTGGTGACAGGACTCGAACCTGCGACCCCTTCATTACGAGGGTCTATTTCACCGAACCTTATTATATCAACGATTGTAAGAAGATTTCCTACAATCAAAGTCACTTCACAATCATATTTTCTTTACATCATTATAAAGTACATGCTTAAAAATGTAAAGTGACTATGTAAATTTTTCGATAATTTTTAAATTTATTATTCCACTACTCTTTCGCACTTAACAATAATCAATCCAACCTTTGTTTTGTCGAACCCGATAACCTTATACGTTTCTCCTGTAATCGTAAAAGTATCATTTAACTTGATTGCTCTTGTTGTCTCGTTATCCTGGAAGGTTAAATCAATGTTCCCGTCAGGTAAATTGATTTGCCCCCCATTTATTGCCGCAGTTTGGTTGGCGATAATACATTCCTCATTTTCATAAATCGGAGTCGTTTCATATTCTGGTCTGCCTAAGTCATCATAACCTACAATTGTTTGCTGATCTCCTACATGTATCTGAATCACAAAATTTGTTTTTCGCATTAATCCTTTATACTTACCATAACGAGTACCATTAATTTCAGAAATAATTAAATAAACATTATCCTGATATTTTACCTTGTCGCCCCTCTTTATTGGCTGTATTGTTTTTATCTTTTTGTCATCGTAATTTTGATTGATTGGAGTATTTGTTATGACCGCTCTTGCCTGTACACTGTTAATTTCAACATTAGTGCCTAAGTTATCTAATATGTATTGAAAGTCATCCGAATTATTTTCAAATAGATTGATCAATTAAATCACTCCTTTTAGTCAGCGAACAGCATAAAAAAGTCGCTGTCGTTTTGTTCATCCGATTTCATTTGGCGGATTTTTCTTTCTAAATTGTCGATACGATTCATTAAATTAGTATGAAAATCCGATACGGTCATGTCATCCTCTTTATAGTTCTTCATGGTTGATGGAGAATTTGCAATTGATTCGAGAATTGCCAACGCAGCACGATATATATTTTTCTTATTTGTCGCTGATTGAGGATTATATTCATCAAATGGCTGTAAACCGTTTTCTTGAAGGTAAACTGATAATTCATCTTGATCTAAATTAATTCCTTTCGTTTCTAGTTGAAGTCGTTGAAGATTATTCATACGATCAATTCCTTTCTTATTAGTTTTAAATGCTCCCCATGTGGGGAACGTTTATTAATAATTTAAAGAAAATAAAAAAGAATCACCTGTTAAAGTGATTCATGTAATTCATTTATCCAATTTATCTTTTCTTGATATTCTTGAGTTTTTTCTATTAGAAAATACTTTTTAGAAGGTTCAATTTTCTTAGTCTCGTAATAATTCTGCGCTTTGTTTTGTAATATTTCAAACATTTCCTGTTTATTATCCATATCTATAATTTCCATATAATCATATCTACCTTCTATCTCCGTACCATCTTCTAATTTTAATCTAAGAGTATATAACTTAGGAGAATTATTGAAACGGTAAATAAAATAATCAAACACCTTATCATTCACAATAATGTATTTACTTTTTATTTCATCTACATCTGACAAGTATTTTTTGTACTTGTTATAAACATCTTGCCCATATTTATCTATAACCTTACAATGAAGAGGGGCAACATTATAATATTTTTCATCTTCATCTAAATCAATATGTAAAGTTGTTCCTTTGTAATTAAACATGAATGATTGTCCTCTTTCTAATTCTGCTTTATTAAAATAAGTAAATAAAGTTCCCTTTAATTTTTCACCATTATAATTAAATTCAACAACTGAAGATGTGCGATTCATCTTTATAACCCCCCTTTTTAACTTACTTATTTCAACATAATACAAGGAATTCCTTCTAAAACTGATAATTCCCCCTAAATTTTAGCAATTCTTATTGTGTGTGCAAAAGGACTTGCTAGGGAAATTTTTTCCAAATTAGGGGTATCGGGTATCCTTCCAATGCCCATTTTTTATACCATTCAAGTTGCCCATATAATATCCATTATATGGGCAACTGTTGATTTTTTGCATATCCATGAATAAATTATACATTTTTGATAACCTATCAACTTCCTGTAACTTATTTTATGTAAACTAGAATTTTAGACGAAATGTTGATATATCAACGTTTTTCTGTCAAGTATATTTACTTAATACTCATACCCCTATTGGTATATTTTTTATTGATTTTTATACATTATTGCCTATAAACGTTGATATATCAATGTTTTTGATTGCATAAAAGTTATAAAGCGAATAATTGATTGTATTCCCTCTTTTCATACGATTTTTGGCTTAAAATTAGACTTAAATGTATAAAGAAATGCTTTATTTTCCTTTAAAAATCAACGTTTCTTTTGATTCATTCGCTCATATAATTGTAAAATAATGGTAACGATATTAGTTTTTTATCCAATTTTTAGAAAATCAACTTTGGGAATGTACAGTTTCGGGAAATAAAATTATTTCCCGTATATTAACAGCGGCGTGAAACTGGACATAACCCCTTCTCATCATCATCCAATTATTTAAGCATTTCTATAAAATTTTTCAATTACTTAATTATTTTTTGAGTTATCCACATTACCCACAGTATCCACAATTTGGTTGTCATTAACATTTCCGTTATTATTTACAAGATTATTTCCTGAATTATTTCCCAAACTATTCTCTTTTAGTCGTTTTATTTCCGTATTCACATCATTAACGTATGGATTCTTTGCTAATATTGTTTCCAAACTGATTGCGCCCATATCATTAAGCATTTGCAAGTTCTCGATAACCTCTTTGTCATTGCTCGGCATGTTGTAATGAAACACAAAGTCTAATGTTTCGTAATCTTCATCACTAAACACAATCCCTTGCAATTCTAACAACTGTCTTATCTTATCGTGACGTTGCTCAATGCCTTCACGCATAAACTGCTCGTTAATACCTGCCTTTACATTGGCTAAAGAGAATAATAAACGAATGGAAACTTCGGACAGATTACTAATATCGGTTTTATTTAATGATACAGCAGGTGTTTGAGATACATCTAATAAAGATTGAAGCAATGTCTTATATAATGTCTCAAATGTCTTGTAATCCAATCCATTACTTACTAATTTAAAATCCGCACCGTCATCCAAATTAATTCCAGCCCCAACGATATTAGAAGGTAACCCATCACCTTTGAGTTGCTGTCCAATTGTAATGGGGATGGGATTCATGAAACGATAAAAACTGTCATTATATTTATTAATTAACCCCTCCATTTCGTCTAAAATCTCTATCCAATCATCTAAATCAGATTTCCCTTCCGTTTCACTCAATTCATTCACATTATGGTAAATAATAGGTAGTCCACTTAAACTAACCTTTCTATCAATTAGTTTTAGATTGCCGCCTTCATCACTGTATTGTTCCACTGTGTCACCATTGAACACATTATAATAACTAATTCCATCGCTTATGTATGCTTCTATAAATGCAATTAAATTGTTTTCATGGTCATAAATAGGATAACCTTCTGCTGGATCAATTAACTTTGATTTAATAACTCCATTGTCCAAATAAACATACTCGTAAATAGCACCATATTTAAGAACAGCACTAAGAATTTTCTGATTCAAACGGTCATATTTACCTTTCTTATTGACTGTCTGATATGTCTTCACAACCTTCTCATTGCCTGTCAAAGTGATTGGATTCCCCAATAAATAATTTTGCTGGAAATTCAACAATGTCTTTGCATAATTTAAATTCATTCTTCGAGGTTCAAATTCCTTGCCATTGTATTTATAAGAAGGTGTTTGTTTAATTTTATGCTTTCCGTTTAAGTATTCCTTTTTATTCATAACATCCAAAACACGTTGCTGATTACTAACAGATTGGACTTCCTCAATAAACCAATCACTTGCATTATCATATTTTTCTTTAATGTATTGCTCCAATTCACTATTCAATCTTATTCCCCCTTTTTGATAAATAAAAAAGATGACTTAACACAAGTCATCCCAGACTGTCGACAAATCCGAAAAAACCGGATTTGCCGACAGTCTTTTTTTGTATAATTAAGATACCGTAATGAATTGAGGTGGATGAAGTGCTAACAA